ACCAAAGGCGACCAAGGTGACGGCAGTAACTACGGGCAGATCACCAACGTGCGACTGGCGGTCGGCATCAACGGCTACGGTCGGTGGCTGGTGCCGAAGGTCCGCCTGCGGCGGTTCACCGGGGCGGCGGCCGAGGAGGCGCTCGACGGCGTGTTCTTGCAGGACATCATCGTGAGCCACTATGCCGCCGACTTGGAGGTTGCCACGCGATGACGGCACCGTTCCGCCCAGAGGCTCGCCCTCTCGAACACATCGAACGAGTGCGCTGGCTCCGGGCGCTCGCGCAGATCGCGGACGCCTCGACCGAATCGACGCTGTACGACTGCCCGCCGGGGCGGCTGGCGCGTGGGCGGGTGTTTGTCTGCAACCGCTCACCCTCGGCGCGGACCTTCAGCATCCGCTTGCAGGAGAACGGGGCGGCGGACGACAACAAGCAGTACCTCGCCTACGCCTTCCCGCTCCCGGCGAACGACACCAACGTGACCGAGGAACTGACCCTGACGGCGGGCGACAGTATCGAAGTCCTCGGGAGCGCCAACGACGTGACCTTCCAGTTCATCGGCCACACCGAGCCGAAGGACACCCCGTGACGATGGTGAAGCACCCCGTCCCGCCACCGCTGGTGGTCCCGGCCAGTAGTGCGGCCGTGAGCTTCTCCTCGGGGGGGACGACGAACGACTACGCGGTCCCATCGGAAGTGACCTTCCTCGCCGCGTCGGTGTCGAGCGCAGGCGACCACACGATCACGGGGTTTGCTGGAGGCACGCCGGGCCGGGTGCTGGTCATCGCCAATCAGGGAGGGCGTATCCTCCTCACCCACGCAGACACGGGCTCTGCCGTGGGGAATCGCCTGTCCTTGCTGACGGGCGCCACCACCTACCTGACCCCGTTCGGACGCGCCGTCTTCGTCTACGACGACGTGACCAACGTCTGGTATCAGGTCGCCGGGTCTCTGCAGGGGAACGTGACGCTGGCGCGCACAGCCGCGAGCGGGGCGGGCTCCTACGGCGGTGGCGTGGGCGTCGTGAGTCTGCAGGACGCGGTGACGGTGCCGTCCTCCAATCCGACGGCGGGCGGGGTGCTGTATTCCGAGGCAGGCGCACTGAAGTGGCGGGGGTCGAGCGGGACGGTGACGCCGATTGCCCCAGCGTGATTGACACGGCGACGACAGTCGCCACATTGCTGGCCGAGGGGGGTCGCACATGGGGTTCTTTCTCACGGATGCCGTGAAGGGCGTCGGCAAAGCCATCGGTGGCGCCGCCAAGGGCGCCTTCAACGTCGCCAAAAAGGTGGCGCCGATCGCGTCGATGGTCCCGGGACCGTGGCAGGTCCCGGCGATCGCGTTCACGGCCGGGAACAAGGTCCTCGGGGGCGGGGGTGGCGCTCCGGCGCCCGGTGGTGGTGGCATCAACATTCCCGGAGTGGGCAACATCGACCTCGGGAAGGTCCTCGGTGGGGCTGGGGCCGTCGCCTCGGGGGTCGCGTCCGCCGCCCAGATGGGCGAAGCGAAGGGGGCGCTGGATACCGCCTCCCAGCAGTGGCAGGAGCGGAACGCCATGCGCGCCCCCTACCGGCAGGCCGCGACCAGCCTGATGGCGGACGAGCGGGCGTGGAACGCGCCGGACATCTCGTCGGCGTTCGGCGATCCCACCAACCCGTTCGCGGCTGGGCGCACCTTCAACGCCAGCAAACTCCTCAACCGTGGGGTGCCGCAGGGCCTGCAGGCGCTGAACAGCGCCACGCAGGGCTTCAGCCCGAAGAGTGGGAAGCCGTTGGCCCCTCCGGCGGTACGGGAGAAGGTGCCGCAGGTCGCGATGGACGTCCTGAAGCTCGTCAAGAACGCGAAGGCCAAGAAGGCCGAGCGACAGGCGACGGTCGAGCGAATGAAGGGGCGCCCCGGGTTCAAGACCGCCATGCGGGTCCAGAGTCTCCTGCCTGCGAAGAAGAAGGCCGCGCCCGCGATGGCCGCCGGTCACAAGCTGTACGGATCGATGCTGAGGTAGACCATGGCTACGCTCGCCGCGCTCAACCCGAAGATTCGTCCGCTGGCGGACGTGCCGATGATGGAGGCCGAGGCGCCTCCGGCGGCGACGCCCACTACGACGACGCAGGCACCGGCCCCGCCGCCCATTCCGGCGCCGACGCCGACGAAGCCCATCCCGACGGCTCCGGCTCCGGTTCCTGCGCCGACGGCACCAGCGGCGGCGCCGCTCGCGCCGCAGACACCCGTGCCCCCGCCCGTGATCCCGCCGCCACCCATCGCGCCGACGGCACCAGCGGCCCCAGAGACCACGCGCCTCGCGCCGCTTCCGATCGGGGCGTCGCCGCTCGCGGGTTCGGGGATGACGGCGTTCGGCACCCTGACCCCGACCACGACCGAGATGGTGAACGGCCCGGGGAACACCGGGCCGATCGGCGGTCCCCCGCCGGTCGAGGAGCAGAACGCTCCAGCCGCGCCGCCGAGTGCGTCCGCCGCGCCAGCAAGCTTCGGCGCGCAGGACAATCTCATCGGGCGAGAGATCGGCCCCGAAACGGACCCCCGGGTGGCGCGCCTGCAGGATGCGATGGTGGCCGGAGCCGAAGGGCTGGGCACCACGCCCTACGACCAGTACGTCCGCTCGCAGGCCGAGGCGCTTCAGTCCGGGCCCGACCGTCGGCAGATCGCGCTCGACACCCTGAAGCTGTTCGATGAGCAGACCGCCGACGAACGGAACCGGGCGACCACGCAGATCGGCCGGGACGCCGCGCGCCTTGGGCGGCTGGGATCGGGGATGGTCACGACCGATCTCGGGAACCTCGAAGAGCGGCTCCAGACCGGCCGGAATCGGTTCATGAGCGGCTTGCTGAGTGACGTGGCGGGGCAGGAGCAGAGCGATCGGCTGGCGCGCCTCGGCGCGTTTCAGGACCTGCAGGAAGGCGAGTTCGGCCGTGGCCAGTCGCGCGTCGGTACGCTGGCGGACGTCCAGAACCTGCTCTACGGGCAGGGCGAGGCCGGTCGCGACGAACTGCGCGGGGAGCGGGCGTACCAGCGGCAACTGTCCAACGAGGCCCGCGACGCGAACATCATGGAACTGGAGTTGGCCAACCGCCTGCAGAACGACGAGTACGCGCGCATGGCGCCGCTCTGGCAGACGCTGGGTGGGGTCGGCTGGGATGGTACGGACTTCGATCCGACGCAGATCGAACGGGCCCGCTTGCTGGCGGAAGCGTCTCGCGCAGGACTGGGCACCACGGGGCAGACGGGTTACGCCACCGGAGGATACTGAGCCATGGGACTGGACCTCGCCACGCTGGCACAGGCCTTCGGCACTGGGGTCGGCGGATACTTGCAGGGGCGCACCGAGAAGAAGCGGTACGAGACCGAGCAGGCCGAGCGGAAGAGCGAGCGCGAGCGGGAGCAGGCGCGGTACGAGGACGAGCGTCAGCGGCAGACCGAGCGGGATGCCGTCGCCGCCGCCTCGGCCGAGTCGCTCAACCGCGCCCGGAACGCGGAGCAGGAGCGCTACGAGACCGAGCGGGCCGAGAAGGTGGCGGCGCGGGGATCGCGGGCGCGGGCGCTCGAAGAGGCCGTGATGCGGGGCGCCGCGAACGAGCAGGAGCGGGCCCAGATCGCCGCCGACCTCAGCAAACTGCCGGACGATGAGGCGGGGGTTGCCTATCTGGAGCAGGCGCTGGAGCGCCAGAAGGAGGGGCGCACCCAGCGGCACCAGATGGGCATGACCACGGCCCGAGCCACGGCCGACGAGCCGACGCGGCAGGAGCGCATCATGGCTCACGCCCAGCGGCTGGCACAGTCGGGCGAGATGACGCCGGAGGAGGCCTACGAGGAGGCGGTCGCCCTGTACGACCAGCAGGACCTGCAGGCCGCCGTCCGCGCGGTGCGCGCGAAGATCGCCTCGGGGGCGCCGCTCTCGCCACAAGAGAAGCGGGTCGCGGATGAGATGGGCCTGCTCCCACCGGAGGGCATCCCGGACGCCTTCCAGCAGGCGATCGTCAACCTCCGCACCCCGCCCCGGTGACCGCCCCGATCGACTGGCGCGCGGTAGACCGGGCCTTGGCTCGGCGCCGCCAGCGTCGCGAGGAGCGCGAGCCCGTCGCACCCACCGAGGACGAGGGGCCGTCGTGGTGGGAGCGCAAGAAGCAGGAGTTTCTTGCTGGGATGGACGTAGGCGAGTCAACGGCTGGCGGGCTGGAGAGTAGTGCGCTGGCGACCGGCGCCGGACTGGCGTCCATTCCCGACCTCCTGATCCCCGATGACGCCCAGAACGCCGTCGCCCGGAGCCTGAACGAGTTCAGCAAAGGGCTGTCGCGGGCGGCGACCGAGCGGAAGAACCGGCTGGCCGAGGAGGCCATGGCCCTGCGGGAGGGCGAGGAAGCGCCGACCGGGTTCTGGGATGCCGTCACCCGGCCGCGCACGCTGGGGTACTTGGGTGGACGTTTGGGCGGGGACGTGGCGCAGTTCGCGGCCGGTGGGGCCGCCCTTCGCGGTGCCGGAGCCGGGCTGGGGATGACGCGCGCCGCCGGGACCGGGAAGCTGGCCGATGTCCTGCGGGCGGCCGGAAGCGTGGCCAGCAAGTTCCCGAAGACGGCTGGCGCCGCTGGCCGGATCGCCTCGGGCGCCGCCGCCTCCGTGCCGATCTCGGTGGCCCAGAGCCTCGGGGACCCGGAGGAGTCGGTCCTCCCGGCCTACGAGATGCTCACCAAGAAGCCTCTCAGCCCCGGCATGGAGGCCGTGAACGAGAACCCGATCACCCGGGCGGCGTTCAACGCCGGAGTGGATGCGGGAATCGGCACCCTCTTCGAGGCCTTCCCGGCCATGGCCCGGGTGATGCGCGCCACCAAGGGCGAGAAGATCGCTCCGACAGGTGAGCGGCTGGCCCAGCAGGTCAAGCACGTCCGTTCGGCCGAGCGGCTGGGGAACATGGACCCGCTCGCCCGGCGGGTGATGCCGGGTCAGTTTGCTGAGACCGGGGTGCCGGGTCCTACGGCCCCCCTGAAGCGGCTGGCGCAGGTCGAGGAGCAGGGCGCGCAGGCGCGCCGGGTGGCCGATCTGGAGGCCGAGCCCTCCCGGTTCCCGGGCGAGGTCGAGGAGGCGCTGGCCAGCCACCGCGAGGGCGCCGAGCAGGCCGCCCGGGTTGCTGAAGCCTCCGCCGAGCGGGCCCGGCTGGCCGCCGAGGCCACTGCCCACCGCGAGGCCCTGCGGCAGGCCATCGAAGAACACTCGGCCCGCGCCGGGCAGGGGCTCCCGACCCCACGGCGGGGGCAGACCCACGCCCAGATTCGGGACGAGCAGATCGAAGCCGGGGTGGCGGCACGGGAGATCGAACCCCCACCCGCCCGGTCCCCGCACTACGCCGCCCAGCGGCTCCTGCCGCTCGGAGAGGCGCTAGGACTGCCGAAGAAGTGGCGGAAGGCTGTCCCACCCGCCGCCGCCGGGATCGGGGCTCTGGGGGCCTCCCAGCTTGCAGGAGACCCATCGGAGGAGATCGACCGCGCCGCCATCGACCCGGCAACGGCCGCGATTCTGGCGGGCCTGCTCGGGGCGGGGGCCCTGAAGGCCGGGGCGAAGGGCGTGAAGCCCGCCGCCGCCGCCGCCGCGCGGGCCCGGGGGGTCGCGGAGCGGGTCCTGAAGCCCGCCATCCAGATCAAGAGCTTCCGGGGGAACCTGATCGATGAGGTCTGGACCGGGGAGAACCACCTCGACGCCGCCATGAAGGCGGTGCGGGACCTCAAGGATCGGGGCCTGCCGGTCACCCGGGAGATGCTGGATCAGGCCTACGATCGGGAGATGGTGGACGGCTTCCTGACCACGCACGGCCGGTTCGTGAACCGCCACGCGGCGGGCGAGATGGAGGGGATGCCCCACGCCACCTCGCTCATCTCCGAACAGTTGGAAGGGACGGCGGAGGGGCGGGCGGCGTCGGCGCTGGAGCCGGAGCGGATCACCGGAGCGGCGACGATCATCACCCGGGTGCCTGCGCGGGCTCGGACCATGGTGGACATCGACGAGGTGTTTACTGGGACCAGCCATCTGGAGTCCGGTCAGCGGGCGGCGCGGGTGCTGGGGATGAGCATGGAGGACGCCTACGCACAGGGCTACCTGAAGGACGGCTTCCAGACCACGCGGCGGAAGTTCATCACTCGCGCGACGGCGCGGGACGTGGCCGAGATGTCCGGGCAGGTGGAGAAGGGCGCGTGGCGCGACAAGGAACTGGTCAGCGAGATGCTCGACTTCGGGCCGAAGCGGCCCGGCGCCATGCGCGCCGCCGCCAATGCGCCGAAGGAGATCGAAGCCAAGCCGGTACTGGTGCCGACGAAGCGCACAGTCGGCTACGGTACAGAGTTCGACACGGCCGACGCCCGGTCCTACGACCTCATTGATGAGCGCGGGCGCAAGGTCGCCACCGTCGATGCAGTTATCCGCAACGGGCGGGCCAATCTCGACATCGACCCGGTGGGCGGCTACGACGATACGGTCAACCGCTTCGGCCCCGGGGTCATGCGGGACTTGCTGGAGCAGTTCCGGGCCATGAACCCCAACGTCCGGGTGCTGACGGGCGAGCGCATCACGGGTGCCGGTGGACTGGGCCCGGCCCGCGCCTCCGACATTCCACGCAACGTAGAGATTCCGCTTCCCGGTAAGGGGTCGCGTCCCAGCAAAGCGATGATCCCGCAGGAGTCGAAGACCGAGCGACTCATCCCGCGCTTGCAGGAACTGGACGAGGAGAACGTAGACGAGATCAACACGATGGTGATGGACGCTCTGCGGCCCGAGGGCGCCGATCTGGTGGCCGAGGCGGTCGGTATCCCCGGGCACCGGGTGGCGATCGCTTCGGGGCGCGGCCATTGGGGCAAACACCTCACGCCGAACACGATCATGGCGCTCCACCGGGACACGCCGGTCGAGAAGGTGCGGATGCTGGCGGCGGCGCACGGGATCGTGCAGGGCCAGCGGGCGCAGGTCTGGATGCAGATGGTGCCGGAGGGCACCGAAGGCGCCAGCAAAGGCTGGGTGATCCGCACGGGCGCGAACGCCGACCTGACGGCGTCCGAGTACCGCACCCTGACCGAGACGATCGACGGCGACGCGCGATTCGCGGCGCTCGACGGCTCGACGTTCACGGGGCGCGAGGCTATATTTAGGAACTTCACCGACACCCCGGACGACGAGTACGCCCGCCTGCTCACGGAAGCGGCGGACGAGGCTGGTCTCGACGTGGGGATCGCGACCCGCCACTTCATCGGGGAGTACCTCGACGATGCCAGTGCGTTCGTTGGAGCTTTCGCCGGAGACCGAGGCGCGCTTGAGCGGGTACTTGATCTCCTCCGCACCCGGACAGGGCCCCTCTTCGAAAGCATCGGAGAAACCCTCGGAGACGCCGACGTCCCCACCCGAGTCCGCGACTGGATTCGACAGGTCGAAGACGCCGCCGGGCTCCGCCCCCGCGAAGTAATCCCCGAGCCCCGCTGGAGCGAGCGGGGCAGTATCCCGCTGGCCAAGGCGCGCTCCACCGAGCCGCGCGTCACCACGCCGAAGCAGGCGCCGCAGGACCTCACGACCCCTGCAGGGCGCGAGCGGTTGCGGGCGAGCGGCGTCAAGGTCAGCGATCGCATCGAAGTCCTGCACCGGCTCATCCGACGTGAGCGCGTGGCGCCGGTCGCCGATGACGCGACGTGGGCGGATCGCATTGCGCGCGGCCGGAGGCTGGGCCTGCGAGACGTGTCCCGGGCCCTGAAGATGGACCGGGTGCGTGACGCCATCCGCTGGTTCAAGGAGGACGTCCGCAAGCTGGACGACTACGCCGTCGCGTGGCAACCGGAACTGCGTGACCCCAGCAAGATGACGCTGTTCCACGTCGTCGCGGCGCTGACGTCAGCGGGTCAGAACCCCACCGAGAACCTGAAGATGGCGCTGGCGATCATGCGGCGCTATCACCGGACGGGTGACGTCAGGATGGGTCAGGTTGTCAGGACGGGCAAGGGCACCGGACGGCGACTGGACTTCCGTCCCGGCGACGTGCCCGGCGCGAAGACGCAAGCCACGATCGGTGGGGCGCTGGAGAAACTCCAGACGGTGCTGGAGAAGTACCCGGGCGATCTCGACGCCGCCATGAAGCACCTGCTCACGCCCACCGTGGACGACATCGGGGTCCGCATGTACCCGACGTTCGAACTGTTCGGCGACAAGCTGGGTCGGTATGCCTTGAACCTGAACGGCATCCACGACGAGGCGACGGTCGATCTCTGGATGATGCGGCAGTACCGCCGCTGGATGGGCGAGATCAAGGTCACCAAGGCCAACACGGGTGGGGACGAGAAGGGGTATATCCTGCACGACGTGCCGACCATCGAAGAGAAGCGGGCGGTGCGGCGGATTCTCACGGACGTGGCGGACGCCCTCAGCAAACAGCAGGATAAACACTACGACGTCTCGGACGTGCAGGCCCTGCTGTGGTACTACGAGAAGGAACTGTTCGGGGACCCGCTGGGGTCCTACGCCGAATCCTTCCGCGACCTGATGATGAGGCACTACGATGAGCGGAACTTCACAGCGACCACCGTCGAGCGACTTGCCGCATCCCGAGGTACTCGAAAGGTTAGCAAGCCTCTCGGAGGCTGGGACGCTCCCGAGTATCGCCGACCTGAAAAGCGCCCTACGGTCACTGATGAGGCAGACGTTCTCCGCAACCTCCGAGGGCGCCCGCACATCATCGGCGCGGCCGGAGCCGTCGGCGCCGGAGCAGTCGCCGACCAGCTAATCGGCGACGAGGAGGAGGGCGAAGGTCCGACCGAGGCCGGGCTCGGGAAGAAGCTCGGGATCGCAGGTGCCGCCCTGCTGGGCGGAGGAGCGGCCCGGAAGGCGCTGGCGAAGGCCGCGCCCGAGGTGGCCCCGACGGTGCGAGTGCCGTTCCAGACGCCACGGGGGATGCGGACCATCGAACGGCGCGTGCCTCCGCACGCCCGCCCCGTGGGTAGGGTGGACGCCGCCGGATACAGCCACCAACTGAAGAGCTTCCCGACGGCCCTGCGCCAGAAGGTGCGTGACGAGGCCGAGCGGCTGATCGCCGCCGGAGAATTGCCGCAGAAGCGGACGGTGGGCTGGGACGAGACGCGCGAGGTGGCCCGCAGGCTCAACATGGATGACATCATGCGCGCCGACCTGAACGGCGACGTGGATGGCACCACGCTGGCGGCGATGTCGAGCGTGTACCAGCGCAACGAGGACACGATCAGCAAGCTGACGGCGCAGTTGGCTGAGGCGTCGAGCCCCACGAAGTTCGACGAGAACCGGATGGTGGGCGCCGCGAACCAGTTGGACCACCTGCTCGACCAGCAAACGCAGTTGGTGAAGATGTTCTTCCCCCGCGTGAGCGAGGCCGGGCGCACCCTGAACACCCTGAAGATGACGGCGGGCCGGGGGCTGAAGCCGGAGAACGAGTTCCAGTGGCACGTCCGCCTGCGCCGGGTGGCTGGGCGCGACCTCCTGCCCGAGGAACTGGTGGCCCTGCGGCAGGCGCTGAAGCACGCCGACCACGCGAAGGTGCGGCAGTTGGCCGAGTCGCTGGTGAAGCCGATCCACTGGCTCTCGCCCGAGGCGATCCTCACGCTCCGCAAGGCGGGCCTGCTGACGGGTCTGCGGACGCAGGCGCGCAACCTCCTGTCGAACACGACCGAGGGGGTCATGCGGCAGGGCGACGCCGGGGGTGCGGCGGTCCTCGACTGGCTGGCCAGCAAGTTCACGGGGGTGCGGACGACGGCGTTCGATCCGGTGGGGCGGATTCAGGCCTCGGCCCGGGGCGCCCGGCGCGCGTTCGGCAAGGACGGCACGTTCGCGCAGGTGATGCGCGGCGAACTGGGAAGCGATTACCTGCGGAAGCTGGACCTCCCGGCCGAGACGAAGATCGGCGGAGCCCCCGTCCGCCTCAGTAAAACGCTCGACAGCTACCAGAAGTTCATGTTCCGGGTGCAGGGCGCCGCCGACCAGCCCGCCCGACAGGCCGCCATCGTCGAGAGCCTGTGGGAGCAGGCGCGCGTGATGGCCCGGGAGCAGGGGGTCAAGGACGTCGATGCCTTCGTGAACCAGAGCATCGATGACGCTCTGAAGCAGATCGACGCTGTCCACAAGGACGGCATCCTCTCGGACATGGCGATTCAGGCGATCGTGGACGCCGAGGAGGCGGTGTTCCAGAACCGATCGGTGTTCGGCGACATCATGGGTGGCGCACGGGTCTGGCTGAAGAGCCGGGCACAGAAGCCCGGAACGCTGGGGCGTGGAGCCCGCATCGGTCAGCACGTCCTCGACTTCGTGGTGCCGTTCTCCCGCACGCCCGGGGCAGTCCTGTCGCGCGTCTTCGAGCGCACCCCGCTCGGCATGCTGGACGGGCTGATGGGGCTGTACGAACTGAACAAGGCGACCAAGCTGGGCTTGGACGCGGCCACACTGCGGCAGATGCAACGCGCGGCCAGCAAGCGCTTCGGGCGGGGGGCGACCGGCACGATCGCGATCGCGCTCGGGGCGCTGGCCGCCAGCAAGGGCAAGGCCTCGGGACGGTGGCCCACGGATCAGGCCGAGGCGCAGAAGTGGATGCAGGAAGGCAGGCCCGAGGACGCGGTCCTCCTCAACGGCCGGTGGCGGAAGCTGACGGGGGTGTCGCCGCTCGGGAACCTGTTCGCCATCGGGGCGCAGATGTACCTCGACGCGAAGAACGGCGAGCAGGGGGTCATGGAGAAGGCGGTGATCGACCCGGCGATGACGGGCCTGCGGACGATCAAGGAGCAGAGTTTCCTGAAGGGCACCGCCGATCTCCTGAACGCCATCGAAAACAAGCGTGGGGAGCGGGAGCGCTTCGTGCCCACGCTGACGGGGTCGTTCGTGCCGACCATCGTCGGCGACTGGGCGCGGTTCATCGATCCCACCCTGCGCGACACCAAGGGGAGCGCATGGGATGGAGTGCGCGCCCGTCTGCCGGTCATCAGCTACAGCGTTCCGGTAAAGCTGGACGAGTTGGGCAGGCCGAAGGTGCTGGAGCAGACGACGGCCGAGCGGGCAACGAGGCTCGTCGATCCGTTCATTTCCCAGACACCTCGGGGGGCACGCGACCCCTTGCTGGGAGAGATGAACCGGGTCGGAGCCACCGTGCCGCGTCGCAACCGCGAGGCGGACGAAACACCCGAGGCGTTCCGCGAGCGCCAGCAGGAGGAAGGACGGGAACTGCAGGAGGCCATGGGCGAGTTGTTCGCCAACGGTCGGTATCGGCAGTTGTCGCCGGAGGACAAACAGCAGGCGGCCGAGTTCTTGGTGACCTCGGTGCGCTCGCGCTTGTCGCGTTCCCGCAAGAGTGGGAGGGCGGCGCCGGAGTCGTGGAGAGGATCAGTGGGACGGGCGATCGGCAAGGCAAGGCAAGAATGATCTACCGCTTCGGGCAGGTCCTGATGGCAGGTGTCGTCGGGATGGAGCTTCTGCAGGCCGCCGACCCGGTGGTCCATGTGCCGCTGACCGGGATGGTCCAGTGGCTCATCGTGGCGTTGCTGGGCATCGTGCTGTACATGCTCCGCGACCTGCACCAGCGGGCGACCAAGTGGCAGGAGTCGCTGGACCTTCGGGTGCGGGCACTGGAAGAGGCGTCGATCAAGCACGGCGAGCGCCTGAACATGTTCCCGTTCATGGCGCGACTGGATGAGGCGATCGACCACCGTCACCGCCGGGACGCGGAGGCCACCGGCCACCAGCACCACCGGAAGGAGGAGTCGTGAATCTCTGGGGGGACATCGTGGGCGCTGTCATCAAGCCGATCGGGGCGATCATCGACAGCGTGACCACGACCGACGAGGAGAGGTCGCAGGCGAAGGCGCGACTGATGGCGATCCAGAACGACCTCGCCGAGAAGGTGATCGCCTACGAGCGGACACTGGCCGAAGAGCAGGGCCGGACCATCCGGGCCGAGGCCACCGGGCACAGTTGGCTCCAGCGGAACTGGCGCCCGATCACGATGCTCATGTTCGCCTACATCATCTTCCACTCCTACGTTCTCCAGCCGGTGTTCGGGGTGCCCGCCGTCGTCATGTCCGAGCGACTGTGGGACCTGATGTCGATCGGACTGGGAGGCTACGTCATCGGCCGCTCGGCCGAGAAGATCGCTCCGCAGGTCGTCTCCTCCCTCAAGTCCAGCAAGTAAAAGCCCGCCTCAGCAAACGACCCGCGCCAGCGGGTCAACCACCCTCTCGTTGGCCTTGACAAACGTACTGGCGGGGGCGATCTTTCTGTCGGGCCCTCCAACCCGGTGCCGGGGCAAGCCGGGATTGGCACGACGGTGAGTGGTGGCCCATCGGGTGTGGAAACGAGTTCCCGCGTCACCGTCGCCCCACCCACCCCTCAAGGAGGTTGCATGACAGGTTCACCGTCTCCCACCGTGACCCGCACGGTGCGAACGAGTATCGCTGACCGGGCCAAGCAGGTGGCGACCGCCGTGCAGGTGCTTCGCGTCCGGGGCACGGACGAGTTCGGTGTGGCGGACATCGCCAACGAGATCGACCACCGGCTCCCCAGCGGCTCCCTGCACCGGGCGATCGACGCCTTCGTGGCGCTGGGCATCTTCACCTGCGTCACCCCCGACAAGCAACGGTATCGCCACTACCGGGTGGCGGACTGGGCGCGCCTCGACGCCCTTATCGCGGCACTGGACAGTGACCGGCGGGAAGACGTCATCCTCTCGCTCATCACCGCCGCCTCGGGGGAGCAGACCCCGCCGCCCGTGCCGATGCTGAAGCCGGAGCAGGTGCGCTCGGTGCGCTGGTTCTTCCCGCGCTTCGTCTCCAACCGGAGGCTCCTGCAGGAGGTCCAGCGAGTGAGTGCCAAGGTGGATCGCCTGCTGGAGATGTGGGAATAGTGCCCCGCCCCCGCACGGTGTCGTCCATGTGGACGACCCACACGATCGCCGACTACTTCGCGGCCGAGGGCAAGCGGATGGGGCTGACCACGCGGCAGTTGGGGCACACTCAGCAGTACGTCCGCAATCTGATCCGCGACGGGCGCCTGCCCGGGTTCCGGGTGGGGCGCGACCTCGTCGCGTTCGAACACGACGTGGTGGAGTTCGCCTGTCGTCAGTCCGAGGAGCGGTCCCATGGATGAGAGCGATCCCCGCACCGCCTTCCACGCCACCGACGTGGTCATCACGACCACCGATCTGGAGGCGATCTGGCGGGTGCAGATGCTGTGCGCCTGCGCCATGGTCATCATGGCCCGCCTGAAGCGGAACCCGCAGGCGCTGGTGGTGGATGAGGACCTCAAGCACGTCTACGCTGTGGCGCTGGCCCGCACCGCCGCCATGGCGGGAGAGCGGGTGGCGCGGGGGGAGGACCCCTTCGGTGACGTGACCGGCGGCGGCGGCACCCTCATCGCCGAGACCGGGGAGATGGTGAAGATGATCGGTGCCCAGAGCGGGGAGGCGATCATCGCCTACTTCGAACGGCTGGCGAAGGCCCCGAGAGGTGACGCATGACTGACACCTACACCGTCGAGCGGACAGAGGTGAGCGCCCGGGGCACCGGCATCGGCGGCAGTGACGTGGCGGCACTGGTGAACATGGACCCGTACCGCACCGCCTTCGACGTCTGGGAGGAGAAGGTCAACGGCGTGAAGCCGACCTTCGCGCCCGGCGCCAAGCGGTGGCTCGACCGGGGGCATCGGCTGGAGCCCATCATCAACGCCATGTATCAGGAGTCCTGCGCCGAGAACGGGACGCGCGTGGTCGTGACCACCACGCCCCTGATGTACCGCTCCGCGAAGTGCCCGTGGATGGTGGCGCACCTCGACGGCACGGTCGAGGACGCGAACGAGGACGACGTCGGAGTGCTGGAGTGCAAGCATGCCAACCTCGCCCTCTATGCCACGATCAAGCGGGACGGCCTGCCGTACCACTGGCTCCTGCAGGTCCAGCACTACCTGTTCGTCACCGGCCGGGAGTGGGCGGACGTCGCCGTGCTGAACGCCGAGCGCTGGGAACTGCTGGTCGTCCGGGTGCGCGCCGACGACAAGCTCCGGCAGGCGCTGGTGGCGCTGGAGGCGGACTTCTGGCACAGCCATGTGCTGGCCAAGGCGCCGCCGCCCGTCGTGCCGGTGAGCCAGCCGGAGGTGCCGCTCCCGGCGGCGACCAGCGGGGTTCAGCAAATGACCGACCCCGCCTTCGCCAACGCGGTGCGGCTCTGGCTGGACGCCAAGGCCACCGAGGACGCCGCCGAGAGCCTGAAGGAGGCGGCGCGGGTCGAGATGCTGGCCGCGATCGGCCGTCGGCTGGGCGTCTACGAGGGGGCCGGGGTGCGCGTCTACTACACGCAGGCCACCCGCACCGGCCGCTTCGACAAGGACGCCCTGCGGCGCCTCGGCGCGATCGATCCCATGGCCCTGCAACTGTGGGCGCAGGGGAAGCACCTCGACCTGCCGCAGTTGGAGCAGGTCATGCTGGACCTCACGCAGTTCGAACAGCCACCGACCACCTACGAACAGTTGCGCGTCTACCCAGTCGCGCCCACCGCCAAGGGGGAAGCATGAGTACCGCCGTCGCCACGGACAAGCCGACGCTCAAGCAGATGCTGTTGGCCGCGCGTCCCAAGATCGGGGAGTTGCTCCCCAAGCACATGGACCCGAACCGCATCGTGCGGGGTGCCCTGCTGGCCGCGAGCCGGGACGCCAACCTGCTGAAGTGCCAGCCGCTGTCGGTCATCGAAGCGGTGATGCAGGCCGCGCAGTTGGGGCTGGAGATCAACAGCGCCCTCGGCTCCGCGTACCTCGTCCCCTTCTGGGACAAGAAGTCGAACTGCTACCGATGCCAGCTAATCCCGGGCTACCGGGGGCTGGTGGACCTCGCCCGCCGGAGCGGCGCGGCCATGATGGTCGAGGCCCGGGTCGTCTACAAGGGCGAGGTGTTCAGCGTCGAGTTCGGCACCGATCCGAAGATCGTCCACAATCCCCGGTTCGACGGGGACCGGAAGGACGAGAGCATCGTCGCCGTGTACGCGGTCGCCACGATGAGCTTCGGGCAGGCGATCCCCGGGTCGCACATGACGGTGCAGGAGATCAGTCGCCAGTTCGAAGTGATGACCCTCAGCGAGATCGTCGCCATCCGGGCCCGGTCGAAGAGTGGCCAGAGCGGGCCGTGGGTCACCGACTTCGCCGAGATGGCGAAGAAGACGGTGGTCAAGCGGCTCATGAAGATGCTTCCGCTGTCGCCGGAGTTGGCCAACGCGATCGAACTCGACAACGCCGCCGAGGCCGGGCGCGAGGCGAACCTCGACGTGGACGTGGACCTCGACACGGGGGAGGTGCTGGGGCAGAAGACCCGGGAGTCAGTCGCCGAGTTGGCCGAGACCCTGCAGAAGGCCGAGCGCCAACTGCAGGCAGGGGAAGCGCAGGCCGGGACGGGTGACTGATGGCCGCGATCCTGCGGGTCAAGCACTGGGACGACTTCCAGCACTACAAGGCGGGCACGCACCTGAACGCGGCGCCGAAGTGGATCAAGTTGTATGCCCGCCTGCTGGACGACCCGGTGTTCGGCCAACTGACAGCCGAGGAGCGCTTCCTGCTCATCGCTTGCTGGTTGCTGGCGGCACGGATGGCGAACGCCATCCCTGCCTCGGTGCGCTGGATCGCCGGGCGCGCCGATCTCCCCGAGCCGCTGGTCGAGGCGGGCCTGCGGCGGCTGGTGGCGGATGGCTGGCTGATCCGCGAGACCATCGGCAAGTCTGACGCGGAGGTCGAGGCAACTCCGCCTCCCCCTCAGCGAGCGGACCCTGACGTCCCGCTGGAGACGGCGGGAGAGGCCGGTCCCCACCAGCGAGTGGTCCGCCTCTGCCACGACATCTGGGTCGCCCGGTACGGCGGCGCCCCGCCCGTGAAGAAGTGGGTGCGGGTGCTGGCTGGGTTGCTGGCCAAGCACTCCCCGGAGGAGATCGCCCGGGGGTTCGAAGCCTACTGCGCCGCGACGCAGGCTCAGTACGTCAGCATGGATCGGTACGCCCAGACGATCGGGGACTGGCTGACGCACGGGGCGGCACCGTCCAAGCTGGGACTGGACCCGGCCCGGGTGATCGGAGCCCAGCCATGACCCCTCCCAGACGGCGGGAAACGGCCCCGCCTGCCCCGCCAGACGACGATCTGGGGGAGGGGGGTATCGACATACCCCTCCCGTTCGGCGACGCTCTGGCGGCGGCTACGGAGGCCGAGCGCATCCTGCAGGACACCCGGCCCCCGATCCCGTGGCACCTCGCGGACCTCGACCGCAACCTCATGGGCATGCGGCCGGGGTGGCTGGTGACGATCGGGTCCCGCCCGGCCAACGGGAAGACCACGTTCCTGACGAACTGGCTGAACCGGACCTACGAGCGGACCCGCTACCGGGTGGTGTACGTCGCCACCGAGATGGCCCCGCCGACGATGTACCTGAAGTGGGCGGCGCACCGGACGCTGATCGAAGAGCATCTCGTCATGGCCCGGGACTGGCCCGCGATCGGCGCGGCCGGGGTGAAGCAGTTGGCGGACGAGATCACGGCGCTCTCGTCGCAGGCGGCGAGCGAGCGGGTGTGGTTCCCGGACCTGCCCAGTCCCCGCCTGTCCGATTTGCTGGACCTGATCGCCGACACCGTCGCCCACCACTACGACGTGCTGGTGCTGGACCACCTGCACCGGGTCGAGCCCGCGCCCGGGCAGGACGAGCGCAGTGCGATCCAGATGCTGTGCCGCACCCTGAAGAACGCCGCCGTGCGCCACAAGATGCTGGTGCTGGTGGCGGGCCATCTGCGGCGCGAGGACAGCATCTTCGACCGCTACTATCCACCGCACCTCGGTAGCTGGCTGGGGTCGTCGGCGATCGAAGGCGAGAGCGACCTGTCGATCGGACTGTACCGCCCCCTGCGCCCGATGACGGCAACGGACGAGCGCCGCATCCGCACAGGCGAGGTGCCGATCGGCGACTTCGTCATGCCGGACACGATGGGGGTGAAGTGCCTGAAGCACCGCTTCCGGGGGGACATGATCGATCGCGTCGCCCTGCTGTACTGCAAGGCCGGGATCGTCGGCAACTACACGGCGCGCCAACCTAGCATGGGGGTGTGACGATGGGACTGGAGAGCTACGCGAAGGGGAAGGCCGAACAGCGGGCGGTCGAGAGCCTGTACCGTTTAGCTGGACTGTGGGTCTACACGCTGGGTCGTCCGGGGCTGGCGGCGGGGAAGCGTGGTAACCGGGGCACGATGCAGACGCCCGGGCTCCCCGATCTGCTGGTGCTGGGACCCGGGCTCTGCATCTGGCATGAGGTCAAGGCAGGGAAGGCACGGCTGTCGCTCCCCCAGCGCATCTTCGGGGTGCGGTGGCAGGCCGCCATGGCCCCCGTGGCCCAAGCCCCGGGGATCACCTACCTGCGTGTGTACGGTGGCGTGGACGCGGCGCACTGGGCCCTCACCAAGGCCGGGTTGCGGGACGAGTTGGGAACCCTCTTCCCGATCCGACTGGACCCGGGCGGCGCACTGCTGACAGAAGCGCTCCGTAGGAAGCGTAAATGAGCGGCTCCCGGTGGGGGTCGCCCCAGTCACGGCGACCCACCACCCAGACCGTGCGCCCCTCCCAGCGGAGGCGCTCGGCGTAGAGCCCCAGCTTCGCGAACCGCTCAGTCCCGATGCAGGGCATGGCGCAGGGCCTCCCGGTGGGTGCGCCGCTGGGCCTGCAGTTCCCGGTAGCTGGGCAGGGCGCGCCGGAACATCGTCCCGAACTGCTCGCCTTTGCGCCCCCTCGCCAGCCGGTTGACCAGTCGCCCGAACTCATCGTCGTGGTGCGGCGGCACCCAGACCGGCGACCGGCACAGGAAGATGTGCCGCACCTGTACCTGCCAGAGCGCCGGGTCGGTGTCCTCCCACTTGCTGGAGTCGATCGCGCAGACCGGGCGCCCGTCGAGCGTCAGGTCCTTCCAGCGGGGGTACACCTGCGCCATCCGCATCTGCGGGAACGTCCACTTCAGGCGCGTCACCCAGTTGCCGCAGTGCAGGGCCCTGCCCCTCGGCCAGCAGTCGTGGTGCGCGTCCAGTTGGATGACCAGCCCCGGGAGACCGTCGTCGCGCCAGCGCCGGGTGAAGAAGGTGTAGGCGTGGGCGTGACTGTCGGCGACGCCCAGCATCCCCGGCCCGAACGTCGTTCCCCGGGCCCGCAGTTCGCGGAGCAGGTGGCGCGGGTGAAAGTCGGCGTGGCGGAACGAACACTCGCGGTGCAGGTCCTGCGACCAGTAGCGGGTGAGCCACGCGAGCCCAGCAAACATGCCCTCCTTATCCTCGCGGTGCCCCCAGTCCCACGCCACCTCCTCGCGGCTCCAGAAGTCGAAGTCGATGCTGAGGTCAGCGATCACGGCGATCTCCTTCCCACTGCCAGAACAGAGCGAGCGTCATGAAGTAGGTGGCCCGCACCCAGTACAGGGTTTGCTGGACCGGGTCGTCCTCGACCAGCGCCATGACCAGCGCCAGCGACGCGATGAGTATGGTCACCACGACGATCCAGCGGGAGAGTGTGGTCATGCGTCCCCCGCGAGGTCGGTGAAGGGCCAGCCCACCATGCCGGTCACCATCCGCTCGTACTCGGCCTTCCGCTCGGGCGTCTGCTCGCCGCTCGGGCTGAGACCGATCTCCTCCCCGGTGGCGGCGCGCCGGGCGCGGTAGAACTGGACGTCGCCTGCGCGCACCTCGGTGATCTCATACGACCCGTCGCCCCGGAAGCCGATCATCAGCGCCATCGTGGCGGTCTCCAGCGTGATGTGCGCCAGCGCCTCGCGGTCTTGGATGGCGAGCATGACGGGGGTCGTCGGCGTTTCGGTGAAGAACTCGGCCTGCACGATGACTCCCTTGGCGGTGAGCGTCTCCTGCTTCACTTGCTGGGCGCTGGCGGTCATGCGTCCTCCTCTTCGGGGGTGATGAGGTCGGCGGGCGTGTAGCGGCGTCCGCAGGCGCCGCAGATGGCCCCGGCGGCGATCCACTGGTCGAAGGCGCCGGGGTAGTCGTGGGTGCGCGGCTCGTCCACCGTGATGACGGTGACCGCCTGCGTCGTGCCGCAGGCCGGGCAGGTAACCTCAGCGGTGTGGGTGGTGCGCTGGCCACCCGGGTAGCGTTCGGTCGTCATCGTTCGAAGCCTCCGATCGACAGGCGGCGCTGGACGGGGAGCGGCACGGCGGTGCGTCCGCTCTCCCAGCGTTGCCACGTCCGGGGGTTCACGCCGTACCACTGTGCCGCCTCGACCTGCGACATACGGGCGCGCTCGCGCCACGCGCGCACTCGCTGGGCCATCGTGGTCGGCACGGCGCGGGCCACTGGGTAGCGGTCGGTCATCGGAGCGCCTCCTTCAGCACCCCAGCCTCCACGCCGAACCGGGTGCGCTCGGCGGGGCTCATGGCGTTGCTGTCCTCCAGCAAGTCGGCGATCTCGGCGGCGACGTCGCACACCGGGCAGGCGCCCGGCTGGTGGTGCGGGTTGTGGTCGTGGTGACGCCGCAGGATCGCGGCGAGCGAGTGGAACAGGTGGTGGCGCATCATCAGCGGGCCTCCTCCTTGCGGAGCGACTCCAGTGCGTCGTCCGCGTTCTCGGTGACGTGGGTGTCGGTGAACCAGTGATCGATCGCCTGCTCGTCGCGCTCGCGAGCGGCGAGGAAGTCGTTCAGGCCCTTCAGCAAACCGGGCTGGCCCAGCAAGTCGGACCCGGCGTACACCAGCGACGGGTCGAGGCCCAGCACCGTCGCCTGCGACTCGGCCGTCGGCAGGATCGTCTTCGACTCGTACCCGCCCTTCATCTCGTCCTTGCCGACGAAGATGTAGCAGACCGTCCAGCCACCGACGGCCATGCGGTGCTTCAGGTCGCCGACGACCACGTCGCGCAGGTACTCGTCCCCGGCGTACCCGTCGGTGATGACGACCAGCAGGTGGGCGGTGTTGCCCGCGAGGTTGTCGGTCTCGTTGCAGAGGACCAGCGCCTGCGCCACGGCCGTGTAGAGCGGGGTGTTGCCGCCCGTCGCACGGGGCAGGTAGTCGGCGATCCGGTGGACGGAGGCGAAGCTCCGCACCGCCACCCCGTTCGTTCCCGGCATCCCAAGGTGCGAGTCGGCGAGGTTCGCGCCGCCGTTGTCGTAGGACGTCCCGAACGTGATCTGCGCCACGTTCACGGTGTCGTCCCGGTGCGCCGTCGCGTACTCCTGCAGGCGGTGCAGGATCGCGTTCATGGCCTGTGCCGCCTGCTGGGCCTTCTGGGGCGAGGCCGGGTCGCTCCGATCCGCCGGGCTCCGCATGCTGACCGAATGGTCCATCAGCAGGGTCACGTTGGTCGCCTTGTGTGCCACGGTCAGGCCTCCAGTGCGTAGAGGTTCGCGGTGCCGACGTCCGCCAGCACGTTCCGCAGGAACGTCACGGTCTGGCGCGCCGTGCGGAGCCGGGGGATCACGATGTGCGCGTCCACCATGCCCGCTTGCTGGAGCGCGGGCAGGACCAGCGCCGCTTCCGCCGCCGATCCCATCCCCGGGGTGCAGTCCCACGGGACCAGTTGGGTGCAGGCGAACCCCAGCGAGCGCCAGACGCCGATGTGCGCGGCCGTGGCGATCACCGTCTCCGGCACCAGCGCCTCCCCGGCCTCCTTCACCCGCAGGTGGATCGCCAGCAGGTCGTGCGTCCAGCCCCACGCAGAGGGGCGCTGGCGGCCCCACGAGTAGGTGTCGTTCTCCCATGCCGTCGCCACCATGCGGCGGTTCCAGCCCACGGCGCCGACGAGCGACAGGTCGGTGGCGTACCCGGCGGGCTCCAGCAAGCTGGAGAGCAGGGTCATGGCGGCGCCGGTCCAGTAGAGGTCCTGCTGGGTGGCGTTGCCGTTCACGCCCCACTCGCCGACGATGCAGAGCCGGGTGACGCCCGTCCGCACGGCGCGCCGGGTGGTGCGGAACATCTCGGTCGAGCCGCCGAACACGCGATCGACGCTGACCTCGTCGCCGTCGTCGCCCCACGCCCGCACCCGGCGGCGCGACTGCGGTGGCGGGACGAGGTCCTCCAGCCCCTCGGTGAGGCGCGTCAGGGCCTCCAGCCCCTCAGTCCAGCCGCGCATCACGACGTCCACGCCCGCCTGCAGGGACCGGACGCCACCCCGCCACTGCCGGTTCTCGGCGTCGCTCTCGCGGGCCATATCGCGCTCCAGCGCCATCCGGTTCACCCGGTTGACCTCGGGGACCGGCGCCTTCGGCAGGTCCAGTAGGTCGCCGATGGTCAGCGGCTGGACGATCACCCGGTCGCCGTCGCCGTCGAGGGGCACCAGCGGCGGAATCACGCCGCCTCCTGCAGGGCCGGGACCTTGGCCTTCTCGGAGACGGTCCAGCCCGCCGTCAGCTTGCGCTCCACCTTCGGCTGGTCCCAGAGCCCGGCGGTCATGTAGCGCCACGACTTCAGGACGAACCGGGTGCTGACGTTCTGCGGGATGCGGTGTTCGTTCACGACGTCCCGGATCGCCCAGAGGCGGGCGAGGAACTGCTCGGCGCCCGGGCCCTGCACCAGCTTGCGCTCCAGCGCCCGGTCGTAGTCCATCTCGACCGTGCCGGTGCGGAAGCGGTCCATGGTGGCGCCGTCGATCGCGTTGCGGCCAACGTACAGCCGGTTCGCCCCGGTGCCCCAAGTGTTGAACGTCCCGATGAAGACGAAGTCCGGGTGCTGGCGCGCCTCGGGAGCCATGTGCCGGTTCGGGAGCCCGATGACCCCGTTCGCGAGGGCGCTGTTCAGGACCAGCAGGACGTTGGGGTCGGCGCCGTCCATCTCGTCGCCGATGAAGATGCCGCCGTTCTCGAAGAACTCGACGAACTTGGTGGGCAGGTAGCCCCACTTCCCGTCCACCGTGACCGGCAGGTAGCGCCCGGTGAGCGCCGTCTCGGAGATGCCCCCGGAGAGCGGCTGGACGAAGTAGGGCAGGCCCAGCACCTTGCCCAGTTGCATGGCGAGGTGCGTCTTGCCGCACCCGGTGGGCCCGATGAGGGCGACCGGGTCGCGCATCTGCACCGACTCCAGCACCTCGGCGAGGCAGACGTGGGCGTCGGTCACCGTCTGGATGACGGCGCCCTCGCGGGTGATGACCAACTCCACCGTCCGCTGGATCGGCTTCAGGGCCTCGGCGACCGCCTCGTCCACCCAGCGGCGCACCCGGGTCTCGTCGGAGCCCTTGCGCGCCACGGCCACCCGGACGGCCCGGTCGAGCGACTCGGAGTCGATCGCCTGCGGCGCCTTGGCCATGGCGTTGCTGACGCCCTCGGCGACCATGAGGGCGACGTCGGTGCGGGTGGGGCGCGCCTCCAGCCCCACCTTGGTGACCGACGTCAGGGCCTCGACCGTCTGCAGGGCCTCGGTCAGGGCGGGCTTCACCGTCGAGGCCGCGATCCCGCCGATCAGCACGGCGGCGGCGGGCCCCTCGGCGGGCGGCGCCGTCTTGCGGAGCAGGATGACGTCGCACTCGGCCTCGGTCTGCTGGGGCGCCTGTACGCCCTGCTGGGCCTCCTTCTGGGCCTTCAGCGACTGGGCGATCTGCTCCAGCGACTGCTTTTCCTGCTGGCCCTGCCCGGCGCCACCCTTGCCCTGCTTGCCACCCTTACCGCCCTTGCTGGACTTGCCGCCCTTGCTGGAGCCCCGCTCGTCCTGCTCGGGGTCCTGCCGATCCTCGCCGTCCTCGTCGGCGTCGTCCTCGTCGGCGTCGCCCTCGTCGGCGTCGTCCTCGTCGGCGTCGCCCTCGTCGCCCTCGTCGGCACCATCACCGTCGCCGGGGACGTCGTCGTTCAGCGGGGTCAGGTCGTCGTCGCCCTCGTCGGCGTCCCCGTCGCCCTCGCCCTCGGCGCCCTGCTCACCGGCCCCGGACCCACCGGCCCCAGACCCACCCGCCCCACGGTCCTCGCCCTCGCCCACGCCGCCCTTGCCGCCCGCCTTGGGGGCCGCGACGTGCTGGACCTGCCGGTCGTCGCCGCCCTTGCTGAAGGGGACGCCCCGGGGGCGGTTGCACCGCTCGTCCACGATGTTGGCATCGGGGAACTGCTGGGCCACTTCGGCGCGGGCCTTCTCCATGGCCTCGGCCTTGTCCTCGGCCTCGACCCGCACCTTCACGGTGCGGAGCCGGGAGCCGACCTTCACCTGCGCCGTGTAGGCGAAGGTGGCGACGTCGCCGTCGCGGACGGGGCGGGTGCGGGTCACGGGTTCGTCCTCCGGGGTGGTGGTCTCCGGGGTGCCCGCCACGCTGGCGAGCCAGTCCCGGTGCGCCTGCAGGGCGCGGTCGTAGGCCTCGCGGCCCATCTTCTCGGGGCCCGCCTTGGGCGGCGGGGCGTAGGGAACCCGGGGAGCCATCAGCGGCTCACCGGGCTGTTGAGAGCGTCGCTGAGGCGCTCGGCCTCGCGGACGGCGGCGTCCACCGTGGTCATCGGGACCTTGGCCTTCTCCACGGCGCTGGCCAGCAGGTTGAGCATGACCATGATCCGCTGGCTGGAGCGGTAGAGGGCGGCGCGCTCGCTGGACGTCAGGGCCTCGCCCTTGGTGATGGTCCGCTCGGTGATGGCGGTCATCTGGGCGTAGGCGTCGATCGCGCTCCGCAGGATGAAGACGTCGAGCATCGTGGTGGGGCGGGGCATCGGGTGTTCCCTCCGGGTCGGTGGTGGTTGGTGTGGACCAACAATATAACCACGGCAGAATGTCGCGTCAAGGTTTGCTGTAACCCCCTTAGCTGACAACGACTTACAGACTCGACACTTTCGCGACACCATAACGACAGTTATACTTGCGGCATGGGACTCTGTCCGCATGGAGCGAACGCCGAGCTATGCCCGGCGTGTCTGGGGCTCACGTCCGAGGGATCGGCGACCCGTCGAGCAAGTGGGAACGGGGACGTCGCCGCGCCCGGTGGTCACCCACGCAGTCCGGGGTCCCCGGGCGTGAGCCTCATGCCGCTGGTGGAGGACACCGGGGCCGCCCCTCTCAGCAACGGGGGGTGGGAGCGGTTCGCGCAGGGGCTGGCGGATGGCCTGAAGGTGGTGGATGCGTATGTGCGGGCCGGGTACGGTGGGGCCAGTCGCAACGCCGCCCGGGCCAACGCCAGCGCACTGGCCAAGGACCCCCGCATCACGGCCCGGGTCGAGTACCTACGGGCCGAGATCGCGGCCACCCATCTTCAGCGCCGGGCCCGGGTGGTCGAGGAGTTGGAGCGGGTGGCCTACGCCGATCCCCGGCAGGTGCTGGACTGGGGCCCGCAGGGGGTGACGCTGAAGGCCAGCGAGGGGCTCACGGACGAGGCGGCGTCGGCGGTGCAGAGCGTGAAGGAGACCAAGGACGGGGTGCAGATCACCCTGCATCCGAAGGTCCCGGCGCTGGCCAAGCTGGCCGAGATTTACCGGCTGGCCGAGGGCCCCTCCCAGCAAACGAACGTGATCGTGGTCGCCCCGGAGAAGAGCCCGTCGGTGGCCGAGTGGCTGGAGACGTATGGGCCCGGGGCGCCCGGGCGGGAGGCCGAGTGACTGACCCCAGTCTCAACCTCGACCAGTGGATCAAGGCCCAGCGGGCGAAGGTGTCGATGACCAGCCGGGCCGCGTTCGCGCAGGGGTGGTTGCTGGGCGCGTTCACGGCCGGGTTCGTCGTGCTGGTGGCGGTGAGCCTCACGGGCTGGCAGGCGGCGCTGGGGGTGGTGCTGGCGGCGGGCGTGGGGGCCATCACCTACACCCGAGGCTGGGGCGCCACCCCCGTGAAGCTTCCCCCGTGGCTGTCGCGGCGGCTCTGGTGAGGGACCAGACGGCCGAGGATCGGGAGCGGGAGCGGGCGGTCTTCGCGGCCGTCGGCGCCTGCTGGGGCCTGACCGCCTGCCAGTACGCCGGGGAGGCCAACCCGATCGACGGGTATCTCGCCGATGGGGACCGGGTGGTGGCGCTGGTGGAGGTGAAGTGCCGCGACGTGCTGGAGGACACCTACCCCACGGTCTACCTGTCGGTGCGGAAGTGGCTGGCGCTGTTGCTGGGGTCGATGCAGGGGGGCGTCCTGCCGCTGTTCGTCGTCCGGTTCGACGACGGGGCCATTCGCTGGTTGGACGTGCGGACCCTGCCCCCGGGGATGCCGATGCTGGTGCGGGGACGGCGCGACCGGGGCTACGAGAACGATCGGGAGCCGGTGCTGGAGGTGCCCATCCCCCCCATGGCGCCGCTGGACCGCCACCCTGACACAATGTCGTGAAATTGCTAGCAGGTTGCTAGACGAGTGCTAGCAGACGTCTAGACGAGTGCTAGAGCAGGACCCGAAAAGACACCGACTGCTTGCTGGAGATCGATGCCTACTCTCTGCCCCCACTGCGGCAAACACGTCATCTGCCTCGTTTGTGCTTCACGATCGGCGGACGCGATCGCTCTGCTCATCATGTACATGATCGGCTTCGCGATAGGCCTCATCATCGGGGCACTCTTGTGGTGAGAGAGGACACGACACTGCGCCGTCACTCTAGCAACATGCTAGCAACATGCTAGACACTTGCTAGCAATGTGCTAGCCTAGAAGAGAAGAGAAGAGACTCTAGCAGGGTGCTAGCAGTCACCGAACATAGTGAGGTCGCTATCATGGACGAAGGGCGGTGCCGATCCTGTGGGAAGCGCATCCTCTGGGCGCAGAGCGCCCTGACGGGAGCGCGGGTGCCGCTCGACCCCGAGCCGGTGACCAGTGGGGGAGGGTTCGTGCAGAACGAGCATGGGATGCTGGTCTGGACCACCAGCGGAGAGCGGCGCGCCTCGCACTTCGCGACGTGCCCCCAAGCGGCCGAGTGGCGCGGGAAGGGCGGGAAGGTATGACCGAGCGGATCGCCATCTGGATCGCCTACCATTTGCCACGGCGTGTGGTGTACTGGGCCACCATCCGACTGGGCGCCCACGCGACGACCGGGCCGTACAGCAAGACCGTGGTGCCCGCCCTGACGGTGGTGGATGCCCTGCAACGCTGGGACCGTGCGTGACCGAGCGGGTGGCGTGGTCCCCTCAGCCCGGGCCGCAGACGGCCGCGATCGCCTGCCCGCTGGACGAACTGTTCTACGGCGGCGCCCGGGGCGGCGGGAAGACCGACTTCCTGCTGGGCGACTGGATGACCCACGCCACCAAGTACGGCCCCGATGCCAACGGGCTCATGCTCCGCCGCACCCTCACCGAGTTCACCGAGATCGAACGGCGGGCCCTGACGCTGTTTGCTGGGCTGGCAGTCTACAACGCCACCAAGCACACATTCCGGTTCTCCAACGGCGCCACCCTGCGGTTGACGTACCTCGACAACGACGCCGACGCCATGATGTATCAGGGCCACCAGTACACTTGGATCGGGGTGGACGAGGCAGGCAACTTCCCGGCGCCGTCGGCGATCGACCTCCTGCGCGGCACCCTGCGGTCCCCGGCCGGTGTCCCCTGCCACCTGCGGCTCACTGGCAACCCGGGCGGCGTCGGTCATCACTGGATCAAGAGCCGGTACATCGACCCGGCGGCACCGTTCCACGTCGTCCGCTACCAGCCCCAGCCGATCGAAGCCCCGCACCTCTGGCGGGAGGCGGTGTTCATTCCCAGCAAGCTGGAGGACAACCCCCTGCTGATGCAGGCCAACCCACGGTACGAGGCGGAACTGGCGGCGGCAGGCTCCCCGGCCCTCTACCGGGCGTGGCGGTTCGGCGACTGGAACGCCATCGTGGGCGCCGTCTTCGCCGAGTGGCGCTCCGAGGTCCACGTCCTGCCGCTGGCGTGGGCGTTGCCGCAGGGGTGGACCCTGACCGGCGGGATGGACTGGGGCTACCGCGCGCCGGGGTGCTTCCTGCTGATGGCCTGTGGTCCCGAGGGCGAGGTGTACGGGCTGGACGAACTGTACTTCTCCCAGCAAACGGCCGGGGACGTGGGCCGAGCGGTGGGCATGCTCTGTCGCGGCTGGGGGCCGGTGGCCCAGATCGCCGCCGACGAGCAGATGTGGTACAAGACCGGGGTGGGGGCGCCGACGCTGGCCGAGGAGTGTCAGGAGGGCCTGCGCGCCGCCTTCGGAGGACAGGGCGGGCCGGTGCTGGTGGAGGCGACGCATGGCCGGGGCTCACGGCTGGCGAAGCTGGCGGTGACGCGGCGCTACCTGCGGGTGGTGACGGCGCCCGATGGGACGGTGCCGCCGTGGGGCCAGCCCCGCCTGCGGTTCCACCCCCGGTGTCGGAACCTCATCCGCACCCTGCCGTCGTTGCCCTACGCGCAGGGCCGGAACGGGCAGGCCGAGGAGGACGTGGACACCACGGCCGAGGACCATCCCTACGATGCGCTGGGGGCCGTGCTGATGGCGCGCCCGCCGTTGCCGGAGCCGTTGCTGGCCGAGGTGCCGACGAACCAGCACCCGGGGTTCGACCTGCGCCAGCGGAAGCGGGAGCGGCGGTACGAGCGGGCGGTCGATCGGATGCTGGGACGGCCCGGGGTGCCGCCCGAAGGCAGTGACGACGAGGTGGCTGGGTTGCGGCGAGTGGACGAGTGGTGACCCTCGCGCTATGGTTGGTGGCGCAGGCAGGACGAACCCGAATGGGGAGGTGGATCATGCTGGGCTTGCTGGAGATGCTGTGCGGGCTGGCACCGAACGGGCTGGCCAAGATCGTCCGGGGGAAGCTCCGGGAGAACGGGCAGTTGCTGGACCCCGTCACCCTGCAGAACGTGGCGTGGGCCGCGCCGCTGGCGCTCCCGCTGACACCGGGCACCTTCCCGGACCAGTACGCGCAGATCGAAGTCGAGGGGTGGCTGGAGGTGGAGGACAAGGCGCTCGCACAGTACCTCGCCCTCACGACCTCCACCGAGGTGGCGCGTGGACGCGCGGCGCTGGCCCCGGTGCTGTCGGCGCTGGCCGTGATGCTCGCGGCCGAGGAAGCCGCCGCCGCCCCGACGACCACGGCGGTGCGCTGATGCCGCGCCTCCATCCCGAGACCCTCGCGGTCCAGCGGGTCCTGCGGGCCATCCGCGACCTGTCGTGGGGCGCCAAGCTCCGGGTGCTGGACTTCGCCCGCAACCTCGCCGCCGACGAGGTGGGCACGGGCGGGACGCCGTCCGAGCCGCCGGATGATCTGGGCATCGGCCAGCAGGGGCTGTTCCCGGCGCGGGATGCCGTGGGACAGGCGGCGCTGAGGGGCACGGCCCCGGAGTTCCCGTGAGCCCGGCCGTGCTGGCCCCAGCCGGGTGGGAGAAGTTGGAGTCGTGCCACCCCCGGCTCCGCGAGGTGGTGCTGGCGGTGCATGCGTTCCACCCGGTGCAGGTCCTCTCCGGCCTCCGCACCGCCGAGGAGCAGGCCAAGCTGTTCATCGATGGCGTCACCAAACTGGACGGCGTGACGAAGAAGTCGAAGCACCAGACCGGCGCGGCGGTCGATCTGGCGCCCCTGCCGGTCCTGTGGCCGGACCAGCAGGGCATCCTGCGCGTCGAGGCCGAGCATCGGCTGAAGCGGTTCCACGTCATGGCCGGGGTGGTGCTGGGCATGGCGCAGGTGATGGGGCTGAACCTCCGGTGGGGCGGGGACTGGGACGAGGACTGGGTCTACAACGACCAGTCGTTCCACGACCTGCCGCACTTCGAGGTGGTGGAGTGACGGTGCATCGGGGGCCGGGACCGCAGTCCCCGTCGAGGGGGTGGTCACCAGCCAACGAAGAGCGGACCTCGCGCGGTGCAACGGCCGCCTCCCGGTCTCCATGCGCTGGCTCGTCTGGTTGACGGTGCGGGAACGCCAGCCGGTGGCGGGCATCCCCGGGAAGCACCTGCTGGCCCGGGACGTGATGCTGGGGCACGTCGAGGCCCCGGACAAGTACCGGGCGGAGCGGCAGGCCCGGCATCGGTTCGTCTCTCTGCACAACCAGCCGCTCCGGGTGCAGAGTGAGGCGAGTTGGAGGTTGGATCAACCATGAGCGAGCGACAGGCGAAGAAGGTGAACCGGGCGGTGCGGAAGGGGCTCCGCGAGGCGAAGCTCACCCCGGACATGATCGGCGCCGCGATCGTGGAGACGGCGCTGGGGTGGCTCCGGCCCCGGCCGTGGTATGTGCCCCGGTGGCTGTGGAGCAAGCTGGTCTACTTCGTCCTGCCGGGCTTGCCGCCCGAGGGGTGAGCCATGCGTGTCCGCCTGAAGCCGAACGAGTGCAACGCGGTCCAGTGGACCGGCGACAACTTGCTGGAGATGGGGGCGCTGGCCAAGGGCGACCTCAGTCCGTTCCGCCGACAGGGTCCGGTGCTGGTGGTCGAGTCGCCGACCGGCCCCGAGGAGGCGCGCCCGGGCGACTGGGTGATCGCCACCGACGAGGGGAACCTCTTCACCTGCGACGCCGAGACGTTCCCCCGGTGCTACGAGACGATCGGGGAGACACCCGTCCTGAAGCTCCACCACTGAGGAGGACGTCGATGTTCGGACAGGGCGCGTTCGTCGCGCATTTGCTGGACGAGGTGGCCTACCTGCGGGAGCGGGTGCGGGTGCTGGAGGACCGGCTCTGGAGCGGCGTCCCGATGGCAATCGCCACCGCACCGGAGGCAATCGCCGTCATGCCCGCGCCCCCGCCGTTCCCCCCGGAAGTGCAGGACGCGATTGACAGCCGGGCGGAAGAAGACCAAGATACACGGCGGTTGCTGGAGACGTTTGCCAAGGCGGCGCTCGTTGACCAGAAGCCCACGGCCGTGGCGGCCGCGATCCTCCGGGGCCAAGACGTGGACGAGGTGTAAGTGACCGACTTCGAAGTCGAATCCGACAAGGAAGTAGGCGCCCCACCCGAGGAGCGTGAGGACGAGCCCAGCAGTTTGCTGGACCTAGCCGCGTTGCCCGAGGGCGAGGCCCGGGTCGCCAAGCGGGTCGTCGGCTGGTGGACCGAGCAGAACAAGCGGATGCGGCGGATGGAGGAGGAGTGGCGCGTGAACCGCGCGCGGCGCCGGGGCATGGCGAACGTGAAGCTCATCAAGCGCTCCCTCGACACCGCCGACTACGAGGTCTGGGCGCCGCCGATGCTGAACTACACCCCGGCGACGTTCAACAAGGCCGATCGGCTCTGCCGCCGCGTCTGCTCCTTCTTGTTCACCGATCCCCCACTCCCCGAAGCCGTCCCGGCCCGCGACGACGACGAAGCCCGCGACGCCGCCGAGACCGCCACCCGCATCCTGCAGGCCCTCACGTCCGACCGGGGCGTTGATGACGTCCGCACGGCGCGCCGGGCCTTCGACCTCGCCTCGACGTTCGACTCCGGGTTCCGCTACCACTGGGTCGATCCCATGGGCGGCGGCACCCAGCCGGTCACGGTGCAGGCGCACCCGAAGGCCACCACGCTGGCGCAGTGCATGCCGCAGGTGGTGGACCCGGCGACCGGCCTGCCCTACGGCGGGCCCTACGAGACCCGGTACGTCCGGGCGGACGGGACCCTCACGCCCGAGGAACACGCCACCGGGCTCCAGCGGCAGTTCCTGCCCGCGATCCGCACCGACGTGCTGTACGGCAAGAACGTGCGGCTGATGCCCGCCAGCGCCAACGACATCTGGGAAGCGGACGCCGCCATGGTGGGCTCGTTCCAGCGGGCCGGGGACCTCAAGGGCGCGTTCCCGAAGCTGGCCGAGATGCCGCCGGAGGAGTTCAAGCAGATCGTCGGCGAGCGGCCCGACGGCGCGCTCCGGTGCGCGGAGACGTGGCAACAGGCGGCGATCAAGGAGCAGGACGACGGCGAGGACGATGCGCTCGTCTGGACGATCGTCTTCTACCGGAAGCAGGGCGCGACCGAGATGCAGGGCGTCTACGCGGTCGTCGTCGGGAAGGACACGCTGGCCCATATCCAGCCGTGGTCGAACCCGAACAGCGACGAACCGCTGATGATCCCGATCGACCAGTTCAAGCAGTTCGATGACGAGGACAACCCCTACGGTCGCGGCCTGATGCGGCAACTGGGCGGCGGCAACGAACTGCTGGCGCAGGGCTTCGACGCCGTCACCACGCACTTCCAGCGGACCAAGAACCGCCACATCTTCGTCCCGACGAACAGCATCGTGCAGGCGAAGCAACTGCAGAGCCCGACCCAGACGGTCATCCCGACGAACCCCGGGGGGAAACCCGAGTACGAGGATATCCCGCCCCTGCCCCAGCAATACTTCCAGTTCATCGACACGGTCATCAAGGAACTGAACGACGAGAGCGGCCTGCAGGAGGTGGCGCAGGGCGTCAACACGCCCAGCGTCCAGAGCGGCCTGCATGCCCGCCAGATCATCGAACAGTCGATCGTGGCGGTGAGCGACCTGCGGCAGAACACCGAGCGGGCGCTGGTGCGAGGCTACCTGATCCGGCTCCAGTTGGTGAAGGCGTTCTTCTCCCTGCCGCAGGACCTGCGGTATCTGGGCGACGACGGGCAGTACAAGGTGGATCGCTGGACCAGCGCCGACCTGCGCGACGTCTCGGACGTGCGCGTCGGCAAGGGGTCCTTCACCCAACTGTCCCCGCCCGCCAAGGCGCAGGAAGCCGAGCGCATGTTCGCCACCCGGGATGCCAGCGGGCAGTCGTTGCTGAGTCTGCAGGAACTGAAGCACCTGATCCTCGGCAACGTCGGCGGGCTCATCGGGATTCAGGACGACCCGTTCCGCATGCGGGTGAAGCGCCAGTTGGCGACGTGGCAGGATGGCCCCGACGCCGAGAGCGAGATCGCCCTCGTTCAGCGGCGCATGGCGTGGGAGCAACTCAAGCTCCAGAGCGCGGCCCTCCCGCCCGAGCAACAGCAGGCGTTCCAGCAACAGGCGATGCAGATGCTGGACGCGCAGTACCCCCTGAAGAGCCCGTTCGATCGCCTGCCGGTGGACGAAGAACCCGCCGTGGCATCGATCCGGCACTTCGAGATCGCCCGGACGCTGGTCTCCATCAAGAGCCAGCGCTATCCGGCCGAGTGGCTCCAGCTTTTGCTGAACGAGTACACGGCGATGCGAGGTGCCGCTGGCATCTCCACGCTGGAAGAGCAACGGCAGGCGCAGGCCCAGCAGGCCGAAGCGGCCCAAAAAGCCGAGGCCCAGAAGGCCGCCGCCAAGACGCAGGGCGAGCAGGTGAAGTCACAAGCCGAGGTCCAGAAGGCCCAGATCGAAACGCAGGGCCGGGTCCTCGAAGCGCAGGCCCAAGGTCGGCCGCAGGTGTCAGTGAACCTGACCGGCGAGGAACTGATGGCGGGCGCGGCGCTGTGATCCCCAACGAGGAGACGTTATGAGCGAGCAGGACACGCAGGTGCAGGGTTCCGGCGACGACACGGGCTCCGAGGTCGAGCTTCTCGACATCTCCGAGGCCGTGGATTTCGAAACCCTGCGGGCTCCCGCCGCCAAGAGCGACGGTGGTCAGCCTGCGCCCGAGACGGATGGTGCCGAAACGCCCAGCCCGGACGAAGCCGAGGCGGCGCAGGCCCAGCCCTCTGCGGATCAGCAGTCGCCGGAATCCACCCCCGCGTCGGACGACGAGACCGCGAAGTACCTCGCGCAGTTCCCCACGTTCAGCTACAAGGCGGACGGCAAGGAACATGAGGTGCCCGGGGCGCACGTTGCCGACAACGGCGTGTTCTTCACCCCGCAGGCCATGCAGTGGCTCCGGGACCAGTTGGCGACGGCCCACGCGCACAACGGGTCGTGGCAACGGGAACTGGCGAAGGCCAAGCGGCTCGGGCTGGACGAAGGCCAGCGGAGCGCGCAGGCGGTGGCGCGGCAGGCGGACGCGAAGGCGAAGGCCGCCGACGTCATCACGTCGAAGATGATGGAGTTGGCCGAGCAGGGCGAGGAAGCCGCGTGGGAGTGGTTCCAGAACTTCCGGGCGAACCTCCCTCGGCTGTTGGCGGAGGCCGAACGGGCCCAGACCAAGGCCGAGCGGGATGAGTTGGAGCAGGAGAAACAGGAGCGGCGGACGGGCGAGTTGAAGACTCAGCAGACCGCCGCCTTCGACCATCTCCTGCGGGAGTACGCCACGAAGTTCGAGGGCGTCGATGTGGCCCGGGTCCGGGCCCGACTGGAACGGCAGTGGGATGCGATGTTCCCCGTGGACGAGAAGACCGGCGAGGCGCTGGTGAACTACGGGCTCATCGAAGACGAGTTCCAGTACGCGGCCGAGTTGCTGGGCGATGCGCGCACGGTGCGCGCCAGCGCCAGCAAGGCCACGGCCACCGGCCAGCAGAACGCCGCCGCCGTGCAACCCTCGTCTGCGCCCCCGGCCGTCGCGCCGCGCGCAGGCGCACGAGGGAAGCCGACCAGCGGCGGGATGCAGGGCCGGAAGTTCAAGACCCGCGAGGAGTTCGAAGCGTATCTCGCCAGCGGCAAGGCGGATGCCGAGGCGCTGGAGATGCTCAAGACACTGGGCTAAACTGGGCCGCGCGAGCGGCCAGAGGGAGTGTAGGACATGGCGACCGTGGCATGGAGCCCATCCACCTCGGGTTCCAATCTCGACAAGGTCTGGCGGATCGTGCAGTTGCAACTCCATCAGGCCTTCAACTTCAGCTATCCCGAGTGGAACGTCCTCTCGGACAAGATTCAGCGGATGCGGATCAACCTGTCCGCCCGCCAGATCATCCTCCCGCTCGACCTGCAGGAAGACTACGGTGTCGCGTCCATCCCCGAGGGGGGCTGGGAAGCGGTGCCCGGGTCGCCGAACGTGGTCGAGGCGGTGCTGACGTGGATCACGCTGAACAAGCGGTTCGCCCTCACCCGGACGGCCAAGCAGTTGGACACGGGTGGGAACGCCGCCGCGATGGTGATGAAGCAGATCAGGTATCAGGGCATGAAGGCCGTGCAGGCCATCCAGCGCCGGGTGGCGGACTACATGTACGGCTTCTCGACCGCCGTGATGTGCAAGATCAACTCGGCCGCAGGTGCCCCGGCCTACACCATGAAGGACCTGTACGGCAAGACCGGCCTCGGCACTGCGAGCATCTTCACGCCTCGCCTGTTCAAGGCCGGGGACCGGATCGCGATCCTCAACCCGACGGGTCCGGCCCTGCGGGCGGGCATCTACGCGATCTCCAGCGTGGTCGGTGACACCGTCACCCTCGGCGGCTCGCCGACGGGTGCGGCGGCCAACGACCTCGTCGTGTTCGCGAACAGCACCGAGGACGCCGACATCGCCCAGACCGACTACTCGCGCGGGCTGGTCGGCATGCTCGACGCGGCCGAGACCGCGTCGGTCCACTCGCTGTCCAACGCCAACTGGCTCCCGGGATACACGGACACGGCCAGCGGGCGCTTCGGCACGGTGGAACTGCGGAAGGGCAAGCAGGGCATCCAGAACAAGGGCGGTGGCGACCTCAACTTCCTGCTGATGTCGCAGGGGGTCGAGAACGACATCGTCGCCGGGCTCCGGGCGGGCGTGCGGTTCGCGGACGCCTTCAACATGGAGATCGACGGGGCCGCGAAGGCCAAGGGCATCACGATCCTCTCGACCGAGCGGTGCCCGAACGGCTACGTCTTCGGCATGGACATCAAGAAGAGCGTGAAGAAGCTCGAACTCCTGTCCGGGCTGTCGGAGCCGGGCTGGGACGAGGCGGAGAAGATTCCGAACCGTGCCGGGTTCGTGTTCCCGATCGACTGGCCGCTGGCGATGATCCACACCAACCGTGGCAACTTCGCCTACTGGTCGAACAAGACCGAGCAGTAGACCGCCACCGTGAGGGGTGGGCTTCGGCCCACCCCTCAGAGAGGAGTGCAGGACCGTGATTTACAGGACTGCGGCGGTCGATCCCGCCAACGCCACGGCGGTCACGTCGGTCGATACGGCGGTGACCGTGCAGGGTGTGGACGTGGGCGACCTCGTCATCGCGTTCCCCCCGGCGACACTGGAGGCCGGGTTGGCCTTTCAGGCCGCATGGGTGAGCGCGAAGAACCAGATCACCGTGCGGATCACCAACGCCTCGGCGGGCGCGATCAACGGCGCGTCGAAGACGTGGGAGTTCTACATCATCAAGAAGATGGGTGGGGTCTTCCCCGGAAGCCCGACCATCTGATGCCCGTGCCGTTGTCGATGTACCGGCACGACTGGGAGCCACGCCCCGAGTGGCAAGCGATGCTCGACGCGATCGCGCCGCCTGCCACTCGGGTGCCGTGGCTGAAGCTCGTCTGGCTCGCGGGAGAGGTGTACGAACCGATCCAGCGCTGGGCGATCTATGAGATGATCCCCAACCTCGGCTTGCTGGGACCCAAGCGCCCCGGCGAGAAGCGGGAGGAGACCATCCTCGGAGAGTTCATGGATCACCCCCCACCCCGGTGGCGCGGGAAGTGGGTGGAGGACCCCGATGTCGCGGGAGGCAAGCGCTGGCAGTCGGAATCGCTGGTGAGCCGCCTGCAGTACGAACTGTTCCAGCAAACGCGGTGCGCGCCGTCCCTGCTCTGGATCGTGCAGGGCGCCAACGGTGGCCACCTCTACACCCTGCCGCCGCACGCGAACGCCGTATGGGAGCGGGAGGCGGGGCAGTCGTGGCCCGCGCCGGGCGACCTGCCCTACGCGGAGCCTGACGTGCGAACCTTCACGGCGTTGCTGGAGCGGGACCGCCTGCGGCGCTGGGAAGAGCGGGTCGGTCACTGGGAGCGGCGGTACGGCGCCCGGGATGGATCGATCGACTGGGAGCGGGCCATCTACTCCAAGGGACAGACCCTGCAGGAGGAGATGATCGAACTCCGCCACTCGTCGATGCGCTGGCTCGACGAGCAGATGTACCAAGTCCAGCAAACTCTCTCGCTGAAGGAAGCCCAAGAGGCTCTGGATCAAGCTCCCAGCGAGGACGGCGACCGCCCGGATGCGGTCTTTGACGAGGAGATGTTCGGATGAGCGCCCCCTTCACCGCTTCCATGCTCGACGGCGGCAACCTGTCCAGTCAGCCGGACTACCGGCGGAACTACAACGGCCGCGACGACTGGGGTCGGCTGTGGCTCCTGTGCGTGGACATCAAGTCCGGCGGGCTCGCGGCACCCCCGATCCCCGCAGGCTGGGACGATCCGCTCGCGGTCCCGGCGAAGTACATCACCGTGGACCAGCAGAACCCGAACCGGGTCATCATCGCCTACGAGCAGTGGGCCCGGGAGATGGAAGAGGCCACGAAGGTGTGGGAAGAGAAGCTCCACAACGAGGGCGAGGAACTGTACGGGCAGAAGTACGACCCGAACGAGGCCCCCGACACGCGCTTGCTGAAGCGTGTGGGGACGCGCCCGCTGGCGCCCGAGGTCATCCGGGCGGCGGGGAAGGGCGACCCCCGGTTCCTCGGCGTCGAGCCCCAGAAGGTGATCCCGGTCTCGGACGACCGCCTGATGGCGCAGTTCGAGGCGATGCGGCAGGAGAACGAGCGTCTCAAGGCGTTGCTGGCTGAGGAGATGCTGGAGGTCGAGGAGACCCCATGATCGCGAAGCTTTTCCCACTGGCGGCGCTGAACGACGTCGCGGACCTCGGCAACGCCGACGCCGGGCTGGCCGGGGATATCACGTTTCAGGTCGTCGGGACGTTCACGGCCACCCTGTCGTTCGAGGCCACGATCGACGGCACCAACTGGGTCGCGGTGCTGGCGACCAACCTGAACTCTGGCACGGCGGCGACCAGCACGGCGGCGGCGGGGCTCTTCCGCGTAGACGCCACCGGCTTCACCCGGTTCCGGGTGCGGGTCTCGGCGTTCACGTCGATCACTTCCTGCGCGGTGTACGCCACACCGACCATCGGGTGATCCCATGCGACTTCCCGCGTGGCTTCAGGCGCTGGGAGGGGGCGGAAAGCCCTCTCCCAGCCCCGTGGCGCCCCGATCGGGCGCCACCCGTGCTCCCAGCACCCCCCGGCCCGGAACGACGTTCAGGCGGCTCTACGACCACGGGGCCCCGGCGGCCCAGTGGCTGGAACGACAGGAGACCTGTCCCCGCTGTCGGGGGGTCGGGACGGTCCTGAACGCCGCTGGGACGGGGGTCGAGCCCTGTCCGGGGGCGGTCCTGAAGGCCGATGGGCCACTCTACCACTGCGCCAAGGGGCGCCTGACGGTACGGGTGCCCCCGGTGCGCGGGGTGCAGGTTCTCGGCGCCCGGCGGCGCCAGCACTTCACCCCCGGACTGGTCGAGGGGGGACAGGGTGAGGGCTGGCTGTCCGTGCAGGGGGACCGGCTCACCATCCATGGCACCACCGTCAGCAACGGCCGGGAGCGCATCACGCCGGTCGTGTATCGCATCCTGCGGGCGCCGGGCTACTACTGCTGT